CGTTCATCGACCAGCAGGAAGGATTCCGGGTCGATGGTATCGAGTGGAAGGTCCGCCACGACTACGGCGTCGGCGCGGTCGACTACGTCGGCGCGGTTACCAACGCGGGCGCCTGATCCCGACAATCTGGCCGGGGCGGTTCGCCGCCTCGGCTATCCACCCAGCTTATCGTTCCGATGAAAGGAAATCGACATGCACTTCACCAACCCGGGCAACAACGTGACGCTGACCGCCCCGAGTGGCGGCGTTATCGCAGGCACTGCCTACCTGATCACTAACCTGCTCGTCGTCGCGGCCATCAGCGCCGCCGAGGGCGAGAGCTTCGAAGGCTCGACCAACGGCGTGTACGAAGACGCGCCCAAGGCGACCGGCCAGACCTGGGCCGAAGGTGCCAAGCTCTACTGGGACAACAGCGCCAAGAAGTTCACCACGACCGCCACCAGCAACACGCTGTGCGCCTGTGCGCTGGCTGCTGCCGCGTCCGGTGACACCACCGGGACCGTGTTCCTGACCGGCGTGGTTCGCTAACCATGGCCGAGAGCAACGCCAAGGCCGAACCGAAGCAGGACGCTTCGAAGCAGGCCGCAGCCAAGCCGAGCGAACCTCCGCGCGCCTTCTGCCAGGAAAAGACCCGCGTGATGGATTTCACCGCGCCGGCTGACGGGGCCGCGGAGGGACGCTTCTACCGGATCGGTGCAATGGTCGCCTATGCTGCGGTTTCCGCTCCTGCGAAGCAGCCCTTTCAGGCAGTCATCGCGGGCCTGTTTAACGATGCTCCCGGCATCGCCTCGGGCGGCTTCAAGCAAGGCGAGCCTGTCACCTTCGACGGGGAAACCTTCATCCCCGCGGGCGATCACCTTCCGATCGGGTTCGTCGCCGCCGATGGCAAGGGCCTGTACCTCACCGGGCAGCCGGGCTGAGCAATGTCGTGGGCCGAGCAACAGGCGCGTATGTCGCAAGGCGTGTTCGCCCGGCTCGGCCGCGATGCGACATGGCAGGGCAGCGCCGAAACAGTGCGTGTGATCCTGCGGGATGGCGATGCATCATTCGGCGAGGTGGTGACCGATAACGTGATCATCAGGGTGCGCGAAAGCGAAGTCGCCGAACCAGTTTCCGGGAATGAGGTCAATCTGACCGACGGACGCGATTACACCGTGATCGGCACGCCTCTGCTGAACCGCAGGCGCGAATGGGTGTGCGAGGCAAAACCGGCCTGACATGCGGCCTACGATCGAGGTCGATGGCTTCGATGCCATCACCGCCGAAGCCACAGCCGAGGTCGAGCGCCGCGCCAAGACCGGCGTGGAAGTCTCCGGCGAAGGCCTGAAGCGCGAACTGCGCGCACTGACGCAAGCCGCGCTTGGCTCCCGGGTATCGAAGACCTGGCAACTGAATTTCTACGGGATGACCGGGGGTAGCCCCGCCGCCTTCCTCTATTCCAAGGCCCCGGCAATCGTGCGCGGGCATATCGAGGGCGCGACCATCGTGCCGATTGGTGGTCAGCGGTTTCTCTGGATACCGACCGACCATGTGCCGCGCCGTGTTGGCCGCGGAGCGAAAGCGCGGATGTCGCCCGCCGAGGTCGAACAGAGGTTCGGCAAGAAACTGATTTTCCGCCCCGGCAAGCGCCCGGGAACGCGGGTCGCGCTGTTGCGGCGCGGCAAGGGTCGCCGGGAACGGCTGGTCCATATGTTCACACTGACGCCGTGGGTGCGGATGCCCAAGCGCATCCCGGCGGAGGAAAGCTTCAACAGATGGGGGAGGCGGCTGGGCCGCTTCCTTGAAACGGGGAACTGATGGCAAGTCGAAACGGCATCCGCAACGCGGTCGCCGCGCTGGTCGCGGCTGCCCTCCCCTCTGCCGATGTGCGAGGATTCGAAGGTTCGGTCAGCAAGCCGGGCAAGGTCGGGCCGGATGGCACGGTACTGCTGCGCGGGCTGGATGTGGTCGACGAAGACGAACCCGACCTGAACCCGCTGACCTACAACCGCGAAGCCCGGCTGGATCTGCTGCTGCTGGCGCAGAGCCACGCCAAGGCGGAGGGGATGGCGACCGCGCTGGGCACCGCACTGATCGCGGATCGCCGCCTCGGCGGGGCCTGCGAATGGGCCGACGCGGAAGGCGCAAGCTTCGACGAAGAAACCGAGACCGGAACGGCGGGCCAGGTCGAGGCCGCGATGACGATTACCGCTTCATACCAGACCACCAATCCGCTCGACTAGGAGACGACTATGGGACGCGCGCTAGGCGCCGATGCCAAGCTGGCCGGTGCATTCGAAACCACCTACGGCACCGCGCCGGGGACGGGTTTCTCCAACCTGCCGTTCGTGCGCAGCAATCTTGGCGCAGAACAGGGCCTGATCGAAGACGACCTGCTCGGCAACGGGCGCGAGAAGTTCGACCCGACCAAGGATGTCGTGGTCAACAACGGATCGCTGACGGTCCCGGTCGACCTGCGTAACTTCGGCACCTGGCTCAAGTTGATGTTCGGTGTGCCAGCCACCACCGGCAGCGATCCGTACACGCACACGTTCACCAGCGGTGCCGCAACCCTGCCCAGCATCTCGGTCGAGACGCAGCTTCCCCGCGTGCCGAGTTATGAGATGAACTACGGCATCCGCGGCAACACCTTGCGGATTGCGATGCAGCGCAGCGGCTTGCTGAACGCCGAAATCGAGGTGATCGGCAAGGGCTCCGCAGCGCGGGCTTCCAGCAGCGCTGCGGGCACGGTCGCCGCCGCACTGGCGATGACCCGTTTCCGGCAGGCGACCGGCGAAATCCGGCGCGAGGGCACCAAGATTGGATCGATCACGCAGGCAAATATCGCGTTCACCAATAATCTCGATCCGGTTGAGACGATCCAGCCCGACGGCGAGATCGAGGATGTCGACCCCGCGCAGGCGATGGCCAGCGGGTCGCTGACCGCGCGCTACGATAGCCTGACGCTGCACAGCGATGCCGTAAACGGCACGCCGGTCGAGCTCGTTTTCCTGTGGACCATCGGGGAGGACTACTCGCTGACCATGACGGTTGACCGCGCCTTTCTCCCGCGGGTCAAGACCCCGATCGAAGGGCCCGGTGGTATCGTGGCGACCCACGATTTCATGGGTTCGGGTCAGGCCGATGCGGCGTTCAAGGCCGTGCTTATCAATGACGTGGAGAGCTACGCCTGATGTTCACTCTAGAGGCGAAACAGCCGGTTGTGGTCGAGATCAGCGAGGGGGCTAGCATTACGCTGGCACCCTCGCATCCCCGCATCGTCGCCGCCGGTCGCGCGGCGGTCAGCCGGGCGATGGAAGACCGGCCCGACATCAGCGGGTTCGAACTGAGCGTGCATTTCTCGTTCGGCGTCCTTCAGGCAGCCATCACGGGCTGGGAAGGTTTCGCCGATGCGGATGGCGAGCCGCTGGAATGCACGCCCGATACGATCCTGCTCGCGCTGGACGACGACACCGTGTTCGACATTCTCGACCGCGAATATGTGTTCCCGCTCAACCTGCGGGAACTGGAAAAAAAAGGCTTAGCCGCCTCGCCCGCTGGCACTTCGGAGCAGGCGACGGCGGAGAGCGATATTGCGAACACGCCTGCGACTTCGGAATCGACACCGGAGACGGAAGACTAGGCCCGCGCTGCGCGGCCTGCCCCTACCGCGAACATCGGACGACGACGCCCGACGGGCATCTCGCCTGGGAGGTGATCGCATCGCTTGGCGGGCAGGTCCGTGTGATTTCGGGCCTCGGGGGCCGTGCCGCCACTGGGCTCGACATGGGCGCGGCGCTTCAGCTGGGCGCGGCTCGGGGAAGCGACATGGAAATGCTGGGGGCGGTCCTGCCCGATGTTGAAGCAGCGCTGATGCGGCGGTTTGCCGACGGCGCGACCAATGATGATTGGCCAGACGATAAGGGAGGCGAAGAGTGAAAAGGAATAGCGTCACTTATCGTCTTGGCGTCTCCGGCGATCAATCGGTCAAGCAGGCGCTGGAAGAGATCGGCCGCACCGGCGACAGTTCCAGCAAGCGCCTCGCAGCGGGTTACGAACGGGCTGCGCGGGCTTTCGAGATGGCCGACGAGAAGGCCCGCCGTCTCGGCGAGCGGGTCAAGGCGGCATCGCAGGTCAGCGTCCAGCAGCGCGTCGATCGCGTCACCGGCGTAACCCCCAGCGCGGGTTCGCGCAGCGAGGCGGAGATGCGCCGCGATGTCGCGGTTGCGCTGGACACCGAATACCGCGCCAAGAACCGGCTGCTTGCCCAGTACGACCCGCTGTTCGCCGCACAGCAGCGCCTCAACGCCGCGATGGCCGAGGCCAACCGGCTGCGGCGCATCGGCGCATTGACTGCGGAGGAACAGTCCAACGTCATTGCCCGCGCTCAGGCGGTCTATGCCGAGGAATCGCAGGTCCACGAAAACTCGACCAAGGCAGTCGGCGCCCATCGCATCGGCGTGCAGCAGCTGGGCTTCCAGGTGTCCGACTTCGCGGTCCAGATGGCGGGCGGCACCTCGGCGGTGCGCGCCTTCGCGCTGCAGGGTCCGCAAGCGGTTCAGGCACTGGCTTTGATGGGCAGCGGTGCCGGGGACGCGCAGGGCAAATTCGCCCGCTTCACCAACTTCCTCGCCGGGCCGTGGGGCGCGGCCGTCACTGTCGGTATTTCCGTCGTCGGCCTGCTCGCAACCAAACTGCTCGACAGCGGAGATGCAGCCGAAAAGGCCGAGACGAAGCAGTACGATTTCTCCCGCGCGCTGGATGTCGGCACGCTGTCGGCCAAGGAACAGACCGAAGCGCTCAAGCAGCTGGTCGAGGAGACCCGGAACGCGATCGAGGTGCAGGGCGACTTCTCGCGCATCCGTGCAGCGAACGCGCGCAACGTACTGTCCGAGATCGAAAAGCAGATTGCGGACAAAGAGGCGGAACTGTCCCGCGCCCTGCAGATCGGCGGCGAAGGCAGCTACGCCTCCTTCGCGGTCACCGAAATCATGCAGAAGCGCGAGGTGGACCGGCTGCGGTCTGAACTTCAGACGCTGCGCCAAAATGAACGGCGCGCGCGGGCTGCAGTCAGTTCTGTGTCGATTGATGAAGCCCAGAATCGCGCACTTGATCGGCTTGATCCAGCTCGCAAAATCGAAAGCGACTATCAGCGAGAGGTGGCCGACCTTCTGCTGAGCCAAGAAAGGCTTCGGGAAGATCCGCTTTCTGGTGGGATGCTGCTTTCGCAAGAGCAATTCGAGGCCGAATTTGCCCGCATCACGAAGCTGAAGGATGCCGCGCTTGAGGCGATCCGCGAGCAGGAGCGCGAGAGCAACAAGGCGCAGGGCAACAAGCCTGTGACCACCGCCGAGGTCGAGCGCATCCTGACCAGCGCGTTCCCCGGGATCCGCATCACCAGCCGGGGCCGCGATCCGAACTCCAAGCTGGGCCGCGCCAATCCGACCTCCTATCACAACGTCAACCAGGCGCTCGATTTCGCCCGCACTCCGGGCCTGACCATTCAGATGGTACGCGATGTGCTGCGCCAGAACGGAATCGACATCGCCGAGGCGCTGGATGAGTATGCCAACCCGTCCAAGAACGCGACCGGCGGGCACTTCCACGTTGCCTTCCGTCGCCGCAGGATCAGCGCCGAAGACGGCATCGAACAGATGCGCCGGCAGGAAGAGGATCTGGCGAAGCAGCGCGAGGAGAACGCCAAGGCGGTTCGCTCGCTGATCGATGCAGGCAATCCCTTCACCGCGCTGCTGAACAAGCTGGACGACGATCTGGCCGAGATCGACAGGCTCGCCAAGACTGGCCCGTCACAGGGCGGTATCGGATCGGAACAGGCCGACATCCTGCGCCAGCAGGCGCGAGACCGCTACACCGCCAGCCGACGGGAATTGTTTGACCAGACGTTTCAGGATGTCGGACAGGAAGGGGAAAAGCAGAGCGCGGCGACACGCAGCCGCCTCGACTTTACCGAACGCCTCCGGGTCGATCAGGAAGCCGCCAACCGGATGCTTGATGCCGAGTTTGCGTTGGTCCGTGCCAGCGCATCGGAACGCGAGCGGGCGCTTTCCACACTCCAGCTGATGATCGACCTCGAAGAGCGCGGCGTTCTTGCCGGGACCGAAGAATACGAGACGCTGATCCGTGGCAACGAAGCGCTGATCGAGCGACAGGAACACCTTCGCGAACTGAACGACCGCTGGGAGAACCAGCGCCGCATCGGTGAGGATCTGGTCGACACGATTTTCGACCCCTCGCGCTGGGATGACTGGGGCGACATCGGGCTTAGCGTAATCCGCCAGCTGATCCAGGAGATGCTGACGCTCGCCGCGATCAATCCGATCAAGAACGCGCTGTTCGGAACCGACTATGCCACGGTCAAGCCCAATGGCTTCCTGTCGTTCCTCGGCGGTATTCTGGGTTCCGCTGCGGGCGGGGTAAGTGGCGGCGGGGGCCATACTTCGGGAACCGGCGCGAACGTGATGGCTAGGCCCGGCGCAGCCAGCGGCCTCGCCTACTCGCCGGGTGGTTATTACGATGTCGGCGAGTTCGGCAAGGAACGGGTCTTTCTGCCGCAGGGCAGCAAGGTCTATGGCGCCAGCGCGACCCGGCAGATGGACCGGCAGGGAGGCGCAACGCCGGTTATCCAGTTCGACCTGCGTAATGCGGTCGTCACCGAAGACCTGCTGCGTCAGATGCAGCAGATGGCCGACCTTGCCGCGGCGCAGGGTGCCACTCAAGGGGCCGAGGGCGGGTTTAAGACCGTGATGGAAGCTCACCGGCGCTCCCATGGTCGGTTGTTCGCGGTGGTCGGCTGATGCTGGTACTCCCCATGCCTAATGGCGGTGTCGCCACGCAAGAGTTCGAACCGGAAGAAGTCGACGGCAGCGCGCCGGAGCGCGGCGGCTATCTCGGCGGGGTCACGCTGGGCAATGCGCTGTGGCGGGCCAAGTGGGGCTTGAGTCGCAACCTCCA